CCGAAGAACCTGTCGGCCTTGCCGTGGAGCATGTTGCCGAGCTTCTTCGGTGTGGGCGTGAGCCCGTCCTCGTCGGTGATGAAGCACCGAGACCACCGGTCCTGCGAGGTACCCATGACCCAGTCGACCTGGGCTGAGGCGTGGATCTGCCGGGCGAGCTGTTCGCCGGGGCCGAAGATCTCGTGCCACTTGGCGAGGAAGATCCCCCACTCTTCCTCGTCGGTGTCACGGGCGGCAAGGTCGTCGGCGTTGGTGAGGAAGCCGGTGATGCCGTGAAAGGCGAGAATCCCGCCCATGACCTGTGCCCAGGTGGTGAACCCACGCATGGTATGGGAAGTGTCGCGGGCGGCACCGTCCTTGACCCAGGCCTGGACGAGGATGAGCAGGTGCCACAGCAGTTCTTCGCGGTTGCCGGACTCCCTGATCCAGTCGGAGAACTGGCCCATTTCGAACTGGCGCAGCTCGGGCTTGGCCATCTTCGGGTCCAGGCGCACCAGGACGGTCCGGCTTGCCATGTCCCCACCGACGGTCAGGCCGTTGCCGGATGCGAGCCACAGCCGGTCGTTGGTCGCCTCGATGTTCCTGGACGCGCCGAGCATCCGGTCGTCCCACTTGTCCTTGGTGATCAGCGTCGCCAGGATCTCCGAGGAGACGGTGGTGCCTTCCTTCAGGTTGTCGAACACGACGACCGGTGAGGAGTTGCCCGCCAGGATCGAGGTGATCTTCTTCTGGAGTTCTTCGGTCCGGCCCGGTAGCACCTGGGAGGTCTGGCCGTAGAGCAGGCCGATGGCGTCGGTGAGGTTGGTCTTGCCGGAGCCTCGGGTGGTCGCGGTGACCAGGCCGAACGGGGTCGTCGACTTGACGTAGGGGCGCAGCATCGGCGACAGCAGCAGGGCCAGGTAGTTGGCGAAGTCCCCGACTGAGGACCAGCAGAACTCGCCGAACGTCTTGGAGAACACGAACTCGCGGCTGGCGCGGATCTGCTCGTCGGTGATCGTGTCCGGCACCCTGGCGACCTTGACCGCAGGCCCGTAGAACAGGCCGGTCACCTGGTCGTACCCGCAGTCCTGGATCAGCGAGCCGTCAGGACGCAGCGTCGGCGTCCCCACCACACCGTTCAGTTCGGGCACGTCAGGCCAGTACGTCTTGGACACCACGGCCCGTAGGTGGGTAATGGCCGGTGCACAGGCCTTGCGGACGGGCGGGTTGTCTTTGCCCCCGGAGACCCACTTGAAGGTGCGGGTGTTCTCGGCCAGCAGCATGTTCAGCAGGTCAGCCGTCAACGGCACGACGGTGACTTCGGAGCAGGCAGAGTTGGTCTTAGGGTGCACGTAGGTGAGCTGGCCGTCCTTGGTGTAGATGTTAGGGATGAGACCAGCGGAGATGACCCTGGCGATCTCGACCATGGCTTCCTGCTCGGAACCCAGATCGATCTCAGGGAGATCTGCATGAACCGCAACAGGGACAAGTTCCCCGGCCTCGACGACCACCGCCGTTTCCTGCGCCTGCTGCTCATCCACGGGGTGGTCAAGGCGCGCAGGGGCCACGGCAGCAGGTTTGACCAGGCCCGTCGCATAAGGGACCTGGTCATGCTGAGGAAGGTCGCCGCCGAAACCCATGCCACGCAGGGCCCGGGTAGCTGAAGCGAAGTGGGTTGCGCCTGTCCCGCCGTGGTTGAGCTGGGCGTAGGCGGCGAACTTGTTGTAGGGGACGTTCGGCTCGAACTCGGTGGCGTCGGAGAAGACGTACAGCCGGTCCTCGGTGCCGACGCCCTTGCGGCCGGTGGTGGCCGAGTGCTCCCCGGAGTTCTTGCCTGGCCTGCGCCAGTACATGGTCTGGCCCCGGTGGTACATGTAGGTCCACCCGGCCGGGACGAGGATGTCAGCCCAGTGGGCCCGTTCGTTGAAGTCGTCGCCGGGGCGCAGGACACTGCCCTCCGTCCGGACCACAGGCGCGGGCCGGGGCGGCTCAGGGGTGGCCGGGACCGGGCGGGCCTGCCAGGCCAGCCGGATGCGTGAGGCCAGGTCCAGGGGTGGGTAGAACTCGTAGGCCGCTGGCTGGATGATGTGGCAGAGCTTCGGATCGTCCTTGACCTTGCGGTTGATCGTGCCGGGGATGCGTAGGACCCTGGCCATGTCCTTGGTGGCGGTGGAGTAGAACCAGCCCAGGTCAGCTGCGGTGGCCGCGATCGTCTCGTGGAGCATCGTGGACAGTTCCCGCGCCTCGGCCAGGACAGCCGGATCGGTGATGTCCATGCCCTCTTCGAACAACCACCACGGGTAGACCCCGCCACCGGAGTGGACCCACAGGGTCGGTTCGGGCAGGTTCGCTGCGGCGATGATCGCCCGGCAGACCTCGGGGCTCGGGGGGAGCTGTCCCTTGACGGGCTTGTGGCCAGGGCCTTCGATGTCCATGTCGGCGGCGAACCCGGGCAGGATCTTGGAGAGCTCGTCCCCGCCGCGCTCGTGCTCCTTGGGGACCTGGGCGAGGGTTGTGGTGCGCATGTAGATGCCCTGGCGACCCTGCCGGTCCAGGTTGGCGACGTAGCTGGCCGCATCGGCCGGGTCGGAGAAGGTTCGTCCTTCCCAGTCACCCGTGGAGCAGATGTGGATCAGGCCGTTGGTGTGGCCCTGCTCGGTGACGGGGTGGATGGTTTCGATCCAGACCGCGACGGCACTGCGGTCGAATGCTGGTGTGCCAGTTTCACCAGAGGAGTTGCTTGGAGTGCCCATATAGGGTAACGTTCCCCTCGAATCGTTTTGAGGAGTTCGCCGGGTACCTCTCCACCTGGCGGACGCGAACTAGGTCAGGGTTCCCGCCCTGGCCTTTTTCGTTTTCGTCCGATGGAGATCTCGACGAACTCAGTGATCGTACACGGCCGTCCGGTGGGGCACCAGGGGGTCTCCAGACGCCCCACCGGATCTTGCTGACCTGGCCTCCCGCAAAAGATTCCAGGCCACCCACACTACTAGAAAGCAGGCTCTACTGTCCCGTAGTCGGGCGAACCGGACTGCCCCTGGCGGATCATGTCCAGCGTCGACAGGGCCGGGGCCGGAGGAGCCGAAGACGGCGGGGCCGCCTGGGCCGGTGGGGAAGAAGCTGGTCGGGCCCAGTCCGGCATGGCCTGTTCCTGACCGTGGTGAGAGGGCACGGTCGGGGAAGCTGTCCAGCCAGCCTGCTGCCATGCTGGCGCAGGGCCCTGGCCCGTGTAGGTGTTCGTAGGCGGCTGAGGGCCACGCTGAGCCGGGTAACCCTGGTCCTGGTGGCCCTGGGGTGGGTAGCCCTGCTGGGCACCCTGGTAGCCCTGCTGGGCCTGCTGGTTGAAGTGCGCTGGCGGCTTCGGGGCCGGGGGCTGGTAACGGACCTCGAACAGCTTCGGCTTCACCCCGGCCAGGGAGGTCATGTCGTCGCCGGTGTACCGGTACCAGACCGTCCCGCCGACCTCCAGCCAGTCGGCACCCACAGCCCGGACGGCCTCAGCCGTGGCCCGCTCCATGTGCTTGCCCTTGAGGTAGATCGTCCTGACCCCGTTGTCCGGCGAGGACCGGTCAGGGTTCTTGATCCCCTCATGGTTGCGGAACGCGGTCTGGATCTGGAAGATCACCTGCATCTTCGGGTCACCGGACGGCCAGAACGCCAGCTCCTTGGACTGCGGGTTGCGCGGGTCGTAGACCGTCTGCTGAACAGCCTTCGGCTCGGTGATGATCTGGCCGGTCACCCCGTCGTTGGGATAGGTGAAGGCCATCGCCGGGGAGCTGGTCCCCATGATCAGGTCTTTCGCGTTCGTCATGTCGTCACCTCGTTAGTTCGTCAGATTTCAATGGAGGCCCGGACGAAACAGTCCTTGGCCTCCAGGAGCTTGCGCAGCCCCGCCGTCAGCTCCGGACCGTCAGGTGTCCTGCGGACCTGCTCATGGGCTACCTCGTGGCAGACCTGGCTGGCCACCCGGGCTTCCCCGGCCAGGTGGTCGTACTCGAACCACCGCAGCAGGGCTACCGTGCTCGGATGCCTGGTCTCGTAGTCGGCCGGGTCGAATACGTACGTTTCCGGATCAATCACCCTTTACCAGCCCCTTCCCATACTTGGCCTTGCTTGCCTCGGTATTACCAGAACATCCCGACAAATCGGCCCTCTTATCCCCACCCCTGTACCAGGGGCAGAACGAGCACTCCCCCGACGGCGCAGCTGGGATCGACTCGAAGGACAGGTCGTCGCCCTGGCCGATCAGCTCGTTGGCCAGCCCGTACATGCGGTCCAGGGCGGCCTGGGCTCGCTCGGGTGAGTAGTCGTCCACCCAGATCTGCATGTCGCGCAGCCAGCCTGAGCGGGGCACAGCGATCAGGACGACCCGGGCCACGGCCAGGCCCGCGTTCATGGCACCCCGGCCGTACAGGTTGACCTGGTCCTTGTAGTGCTCGGGGGGCCCGTCGGCCTTCCACGCCTTCAGCTTCGTCGGCGAGACCGTCTTCCAGTCGATGATCGAGGCGGTCTCCTTGTCGTACAGGTCGACGTGGCCCTTGACCATCGGGTCGGGCTGGACGGTGATCTCGGTCAGCCACCGGTCCATGTGGTGGACCTGCTGGAATGAGTTGACGGCCTTCTCCAGCCATGCGTGCACGGCGGTGCCTACGATGGCCGGGAGGGGGTCGGACCACCAGTTAGCCTCGGGAACCCCGGCGAGCCGGTAGGCGATCTTGCGGTCGCACAGGCTGCCGAGCTCGCTGGGTCCGATGGTGGTCTGGACGGAGCGAGCCGAGTTGTTGTCGGTCCACTTGATCACGTCGGTCAGGTCGGACAGCAGGGCCGTGCCCAGGGCTTCGTTGCCGTTGGCGGGCTCGCAGCTGGGATGGTGCTCAGCTCCGGCCTGGATCAGCATGGGGTCCAGCAGCCGTCCGCACCTGCGGCACAGTGGGCTCACGGGGCCAGCCAGGTCTTGTCAGCCGGGGCTGGCCGCATGGTACGCAGGACCTTCTTGACCCAGTACCGGCCCTCACGCTGGGACTCGGCCAGGGTGTAGACGACCCCGCAGTCGCATTCGACCTGGGTGCCGATGCCCCAAGTGTCCGGGCAGGTGCTCTCGTCGCAGGCCTGGGCGTTGTAGAACTCCCAGAGCTTGGCCTGGCAGGGGCACGGGGCCGGGGCTGCCTTGATCAGCTTCACTTGGTCACCTCGGCCCGGTAGATGAACGTGCCGAGCACGCCCAGTCGCTCATGTCGGTATTCACCACGGTCACAGGCGGCTTCCAGCTCGTGCACAGGAATGCCCGATTGCCTGGCAGCCCGGCTGATGGGAATAAGTTCCAGATGAGCATTCCCGGTCACTGATTCCAGAGCCCGGTTCGCCCCCCACACCCATTCCCCCACCCGGATTGCCGTGTCGATGTTCATGCCCCTTTCCAGGGCCTCCCACTGACGAAGGCTCTCCCCCTCCACGCCGATCAGGCCAGCCTGGGCATTTCGGGTCATACTGAGCTTCTCGCGCATTTGCAGCAGTTCACCGCCGAGGACCGCAGCATAGCCAGCTTTTGCCAGCTCAGCTTCGGTCTGGTCGATCACCTTGCTCATGGTACTCCTCTGTGACTCGTGCCTGTCAAGCATCAGAAGAGTACCCTAAACGGACATGTGGTGTATATGATCAGATCATGGGACTTTCCCTGGCGGAACGGTATGCCCAAGAGCTGACTCCCGAAGAGCAGCGTCAATGGGTTGCCTCGCTGTCCCCACAGATCCTCAAGGAGATCGCACGCCAGGAATGGTGGTGGACAGCACGCCCGGAACAGATTCCCCCACCCGGAGACTGGAGCCTTTGCCTCATCCTCGCCGGACGCGGATTCGGCAAATCTAAGCTGGCCTCAGAATGGATTGTGCAAAGGCTACTCGACCACCCCGTGGACCGTCATGGCTTCCGCACCGAATGGCTTATCATCGCGGAGACCCTTTCGGACGCACGTACGATTTCCATCGAGGGTCCGTCGGGTGTCCTGCGGGTCCTGGAGCGCCGGGAGATCCCGTACAAGTACATCAAGCACCCGAAGCCGCAGATCCACGTCGGTGAACACAGGTCAGTGATCTTCTTCGAAGGCGCGGACGGTGCCGACGTCGGCCGTGGCTACAACGCCGCAGGTGCTGTGCTTGACGAGGTCGCCAAGTGGAAGAAGCCCAGGGAGTCCTGGTACGAGGGCATCATGCCCTCACTGCGGGCTGACCTGGTAGGGGACCACCCGCGCACCCTCGTGGCCACTACCCCCAAGCCGATCGACCTGCTGCGTGAATGGGTTCAGCGTTCGGATGGGTCTGTCCAGCTCATTCGTGGATCGACATTTGACAATGCAGCGAATCTGAGCTCTTTCACCCTGGACGAGCTTGACCGGCGTTATGCCGGAACCATGATCGGACGCCAGGAACTGTACGGCGAGCTGCTGGACGCCCGCGATGGAATGCTGTTCGCGTTCCGCGACATCGACAATCACCGCCTTGAATCCGTTGATGACGTTGAATTCACTCACATCACTGTGGGTGTGGACCCGACCCTTACCGAGGAAGGCGACCTCATGGGCGTCGTCGTCGTGGGTCGGGACACCAAGAACCACATGTACGTCCTCGCCGACGAGTCAGTTCCGCTCACCTCGCGCGAGGCGGCCCGCCACATCTGGCGGGTGTTCTGGCGCAACGGCGCGGACACCGTGGTCATCGAGGACAACCTGGCCAAGCGGTGGATGACCGACGTCCTCAAAGACGCCTACATAGAGCTACGAGACCAGGACAGCTTGTTCCCGGCCGGTACCTCCGCACCGCTCAAGACCGTCGACTCCCGTATCGGCAAGAAGCTGCGCGCCGAGCCCGTGGCCATGCGCTATGAGCAGGCCAGCGTTCACCACGTCGGCACCTTCTCCAAGCTGGAGGAGGAGATGCTCAACTTCGACCCGACCGACAGCCACAACTCTCCGAACCGGATGGACGCCATGGTCCACGCGGCCAGGCACCTCATGGCCGGGGAGCGTAGGCGCATTCGTATGGTCAATACCGAATCGCTCTGGGTTCCTACCCGATGAGCTGCTTGATGGCGATATGTCCGATACGCTTGTTTCATGACTGACCTTGTGCTACTCGTACTCCTTGCCCTGGGGGTGGCGAGGCTGTGCGTGCTCATGGTCGACGACAAGATCACCGAGTTCTTCCGCCTCTGGGTCAAGGCCCGGTTCGGAGAAGACCACCTGCTCACCTTCGGCTCGGTGTGCCCCTGGTGCTGGTCGGTCTGGTTCGCCTTCCCGGCCGTCTTCCTTACCTTCCCCGCCCACAGCCTGCGTGAGGTGTGGATCAACGCCCTGACAGCCCTGGCCGTGTCCTACACCGCCTCCAAGCTTGCGGACTGGTAGCCAATGCCCAAGAAGCCCATGATCGCCCAGTCCACCGGCACCGCCATCGAGCCGGTCACCTTCGCCGCAGAGCAGCTCTCCCCCATCCGTCAGGCAGCCCTGCTCGGCAACGAGGCGACCCTATGGAACTCGTACAAGTTCACCTCAGCCAGCTGGCAGCGTGAAGCGTGGCGCTTCTACCACTGCATTCCCGAGCTGCACTTCGCCGCGAACTACATCGGGGCGGCCTGTAGCAGGGTCCGGCTGTTCATCGAGAAGGTGGACAAGTTCAACCGGCCAGCCGGTGAGGAGACCGAGGACGCCCAGGTCGCCGCAGTCGGCGAGACCATGTTCGGCACCCCGCACCAGCAGGCCGAAGCCCTCAACGCCATCGGGGTGAACCTGACCGTCGCCGGGGAGTGCTACATCGTCGGCAGGTCCCCGCGCAACTTCGACCCGGACAAATGGTACGTAGTGTCTACGTCCTCACTGAAGAGGCGAAACGGGCAGTATGCGGTCAACCTGGGCTACGGCCCGGAGGAGTTGCTGGCCACCTCGGACCTGCTGGTCCGCCTGTGGAGTCCGGACCGGGAGTACATCGTCAGGCCGGACAGCCCGACCCAGGCGTGCCTGAACGTGCTGGCCGAGATGGAAGAGCTCATGCTGTACGAGTTCTCCCAGATCGACTCGCGCCTTGCCGGTGGCGGCTTCTACTTCCTGCCCGCCGAGATGTCCAACGGGCCTTCGGACTCCTCGACCGCCCCCCAGTCGGCTGACGACGTGTTCAACCAGATGGCCCTGGCGGCCAAGGCGGCCAGGACGGGGAGGGGTATCGCGGCTGGCACCATCCCCCAGTTCATCGAGATCCCCGGCGAGTACCTGGGCAAGATGCAGGACAAGCCGGTGCAGTTCGAGTCGGTGCTGTCGGACAAGCTGGCCGAGTACAAGCGTTCGGCGATGGACAGGCTGGCCACGGGCATGAACATGCCTGCTGAGCTGCTCACGGGCATGGCTGACGTGAACCACATCAGTGTGTGGTCCCTTGAGGAGTCCTTCGTCAAGATCCACATCGAGCCGATGATGGTCCTCATCGCCGACGGCCTCACCAAGGCCTACCTGCGGCCCCTGCTCAAGGCCATGGGCAAGGACCCCATGGGCTACCAGATCAGCTTCGACACCGCGCCGCTGACCGTCCGGGCCTCCCGGCTCCAGGACACCCTCAACCTGTACGAGAAGGGCCTCGTCTCCGCAGACGCCGTCCTCGTCGCAGGCAACTACAACGTCCTCACCGACAAGCCGACCGAGGAGGAGTCCACGGAGCGCTTCATCCGTGAACTGATGCTGCGCGACCCTACTCTGATCGCCGTGCCGCCCCTGGTCGAGGCGGCGAACCTGGACATCGAGATGCCAGAGGGCCAGATGCTGGCCGTCCCAGGCGACCCGAACGCCCCAGGCCCGCCACCGCCACCTGCCCCGGACAGGTCCGTGGACAACCAGCGCAGGCCCGTTGACCCGAGGTCCACCGACACCGGCCCGTCCAGGCCAGCAACCAACCAGGGCACCCCGATCCTCGCTTCGGCCGTGCTGAACAGTTCACCTGACGCTGTACTGGCCGCAGCCAACGTGGTCGCCAGGCGTGCCCTGGAGATCGCGGGCGGCAGGCTCCTGACCCGCCAGGTCCGGGGACAGTTCCCCGACGTCGCCAAGCATGAGATCCACACCAGGATCAAGGTCAGCCCGACGCAGGCCCGTGAAGCCCTGGCCGGTGCGTTCGACTACACCGTGCTGGACTTCGGGGGCCTGGGGGTGGACACGGAGCAGATGCGGGCCACGCTGAACTTCTACTGCGTTGACCGGCTGGTCACCGGTAGGCCGCACAGTGTTGACGCCCTGGGCAGCTATGTCAGCGCCTGAGGAGGAGCCAGGGGTCCTGGCCAGGGTCAGGCAGGCCATCGCGGCCTGGGTGCCGGTGCTGCGCCGGTTTGTCATGTTCTCAGGGAGCCCGGACCCGACAGGTGTGGAGGATGCCCAGCCTGCCTGGACGACCCAGCTGGATCGGGTGATCATGCCTGCCCTGGAGACGGTGGTCAACCATGGCTGGCGCTGGCAGGCGGGGCAGCCGTTCATCTCGTCGAACAGCTTCGCCCAGGCCCAGCTGGCATTGACCTACAACCTCCTGGTCCGCCTACCCAACGATGTCTACAACGCCATCTTCGCCGAGATCTCCACGGGCACTGCGAACGGTGAATCGATGGACGTCATCGCCGACAGGATCGAAGCGACATTGCTGACATCAGGGAGCGAATGGTGGGAGAATCGGGCAAAAGTCATAGCCCGGACAGAGACGAACCGGGCCTGGAACGCAGGCGTGCTAGCGGCGGCCCAGTACTACCAGCCCCCGGCCGGACGTGGATGGATGAAGGTGTGGGACACGGATGTGGACGGCCACGAACGCCCAGCCCACAAGCGGGCCGAAGGGCAGGCCAGGTCACTGTCCGACACGTTCCAGGTCGGTGGCGAGGACCTGAGGTTTCCTGGAGATCCAGCAGGGTCCCCAGCGAACGTGATCAACTGCGTGACAGGGTCAACCCAGATCGTGGCCCCACAGATCCTTGCCGCTTATCGGTACTGGAACAACGGCCCCACCCTGAGCATCCTGACGGCGCAGGGTCGCATCCTGACCGTTAGCCCGAATCACCCGGTACTTACCGTGCAGGGCTGGGTCCTGGCGTGCCAGCTCGTACAGGGCGACAACCTGGTCAGCCACCGCATCCCCGACCACCTCACCGGGCTTGAGCCACACGTACAGGCTCAGCCAGTGATGGCGCAGGATGTCTTCGATGCGCTGGACCTGGCGTGGCCAGGTAAATGGGTGAGTGGTCTGGACGTGGATTTCCACGGCGACCGGCCTCAGGGCGAGGTCAAGGTTGTACTTCCCGACCGGGAACTGGATTTCGGGATCGAGGCCACGGACGCGGAGCAGGTCAAGAAGTTCCTGCTCTCCTGCGCTGGTGCGCCTAACCCTGGCGGCTGCCCGAGCCTCCAGCCACGCCTGCCCCTTCGGGGTACCCCGGACGGCCTCGTGAGCTTTGAAGACCTGGTTGGCCCGCTGCTCGGGGGTCATCTGGGACCACTTCAGGGCCTCGGCCTCCCCGCGTCCTCGAATGGCTACTCCGGCCTCAAGCAGCCTGCGAGTGATGACCGGGCGACTGACTCCGAACTCCTTGGCGAGGAGG